TATCTTCTGAAATAAATGGTTATTCATTTAATGTAACAAATGGAAATGATGCTATTAAAAATTATCAAATACCAACCGATGGAACTAATATAACTTTACCATATGTTGGAAATTTACTTAATGCATTTATAAAATATGATACATTTGTAAAAATTCATAAAAATTCATTTACGGTTGCAGATGCAATAACTTCATTATTAGAAATGTTTAATTTACATATGTATGGATTATGTTATTTAGAATTAGCATCCAGTGATGGAATTTTTTCAGATAGAAGTAAAGGGTTGACTATAATTGATAGAAAATTATTAAGAATAAAACCAAATACAAATGTTTATAGATTTAAAGTTGGGGCAATAGATTCAATTGTTCGTAATTTTTCATTTAGTTTAGAAATGAGTACCCTAATGCAAGGCCAAGCATTATATTCATCTCAATTGGGAATTGCATCGGCAGGAAAAAAAATAGATGATTTAAAAGATAAAAATTTAAAATATCCAATGGAAGCATTTTCAAATGCAGATTTATCATATGCAAAAAATGCAGATGGATATTATTCTATAAATTCAATTGAAGTTGAATTACAACATATATTGGCAAAAGAAAGAGAAAACAGAAATAAAGAACCAAATCCAACTGTTTCAACCGGAATTACTACAGATGATACAAACAAAGAAGAAAAAAATATTGTAGAAGAAGGAAAAAAAAATGAAGATATAATGAATGATAAATTCATTAGATTTAAAATGTCAAAAAATGAAAAATCAAGTATTAATTTAATATATGAAGACCCACAATTATTACAATATCATTTACATAAACAAAGTGAACCAAATGCAGTTATGATTTCTCCCATAGAAATTACTCTATCAATTGATGGGTTAGCAGGAATAAGTTGTGGTCAATATTTTAATATAGATGGTGTTCCGGAAATATATAATCAAAATGGAGTATTTCAAATTATGAATACAAAACAGGGAATTAATGAAGAAGGATGGTTAACTACTATAGTTGCAAATTGGCTACCAAAATATGAAATGTAATGTACGCAGATTTAATTAAAAATAAAAAATTACCATCATTAAATATACCACAGACGATTGTACCATCGCCAACGGAAAATGATTATGCAAAAGGTTTTATAGAAAGATTTTTTACTCAAAAAGCAAATGATATAAACGGGTTTGTTTATGAAATAGACCAAAAAACTTATATAAAATTATTAAAAAATCCATATTGGATATCTGAAAGTATTTATTGGAGAATAACTGGTCCTTTGGATATGGTATATAATGATAATGGTATGGTTATTGATAAAGGAGTATTTAATGGAAATACCGCATCTATAAGATTGGGTGCAGAAAAAATAAAGAATTTAGGGTTATATCTACTTAACATTTTACAATTTCATAAATAAATTTTGAAATGTAAATTATTTTTTGTATCTTTGTAGATATGAATATAATTGAGAAAGATAAAGATTTACACCTATTAAATCCAGAGGAGATTTTATTGATAGTTCCTGTATGGAGTTCTCAAAGGGGGCATCAATCAATGTTTCCAATTTCATTTGTATATATAAAAACCAAAGATACGGATTTTATTTTAAATTTCCAACACATAGATGCGGATTCTGTTACTCCATTCCCAATATCAAAACTCTGCAATCCAAATACATTAGTATTAGGAAACCGATATATCCAATCAATCGGACTTGATTATGAGTGGGTATATTTTGAATCAGTAGGTAAACCATTTGTATTTAATGATTTTGCAGAAACTCTTTTTAAAGGGTATAGAAACGATTATCTTCTTAACAACGATTGCATTCCTCTTATGAAGTGGTACGAACTCTTAAAATTAATACCTGAAGGTTTTGAGATAAAGAATTGGTATCGTAAGTATTCAGATTCAATCTCCTTATTAGGAAAGGTGGAAGGGGCTGGGGTAGCAGTCAAAGAGGAAAATTTTATTGATAGATTTAGCTTCTCGCCCGATTTCATCAATGAGGGTAGGGTACACACACAATACAATCCATATACCATTACGGGTAGACCATCTAATAGACATTTAAACGTAAACTACTCTGCTCTTCCTAAAGGTGATGGGAGTAGGGGAACTATCATTAGTAGGTGGACTTTTGGGAGTTTAATCGGATTTGATTATGAATCGTATCACATCCGTTTAATTGCGGGGTTGATAGGGTATAAGTTTCCAACGGGTATATCTGCTCACCAATATCTTGCAAACTATTATGGGTGTGATTACGATACGGCAAAGGGATTAACCTTTAAGTATTTGTATGGGGGATTAGATGATTTTGCAAGAGGGATACCATTCTTTCAAAAAGTAGATTCATATATTGAAAGTTTGTATCAACGGTATGTAATTTCGGGTAAGTTAACAACACCTCTATTTAAAAGAGAAATCCAACATAACCGAATTGAATCACCTAATCAACAAAAAATATTTAACTATCTTCTACAAGCGTTAGAAACTGAAATAAACTATATGAAGATGGTAGAGATGTTGGAATTTATGGATGGGATGAAATCAAAAATAATTCTATACACATATGATGCATTCTTAATTGATACTCACCCATCGGAAAGGGAAAGGATTTTGGAAATCTTACCGACCATTATGGAAAAAGGTGGATTCCCCGTCAAAGTAGAGGAAGGAAAGAATTATGATAATTTAGTTCATTTACAATAAAATTTATATTTATACAATATACAGAAACACAGATAAAATATGTATCCAAATTTTGAAGAGATATTAGAGGAGTTAAGTTATAAGGTAGGGATTATTGATTTAACAAAAGAATCCCACAAACAGATATTGGTAAAACTTTTAAGAGAAAGAGGTATAGATTCTGCACAACAATTGACAGATAGAGCATCTGTTGTGTTTGAGTATATAAAAGAAAATACTCCAAAACCAAAACGTGTTCTTAAAGAAGATGATGTTGTAAAGAGTAAAAAATCAGGTAATGTTTATACGGTTAAAAAGTTTAATCCAAATACACAAGTTAAACCAACTGATTCAGAAATAGAAAAATCAAAAGTAAATGTTGATGTGAGTGATGCTGAAAAAAATGCAAAACGAATTGAAAAACCAGAAACATCTAAATCTACAAAATTAAATCCTGAACAAGAAACTATTAGACAATCTTTAAATAATGATGATTATTCCGAAATAATTAAATCATCGGATGAAGTAAATGCATTGAGAGATATGGGTATTGCTGGGGCAGGTGGTGCAGTTCCATCATATGGTGAAGCTAGGTTGACAAGTTTGGCAAATGAATTTCAAGGTGATGGATATTCTAAATGGCAAGAAGATAATAGAGAATCAATAGATTCCGAAAAACAAGAAATTCTTAAAAACGCAAGTAGATATGCAAATAGAGTTAAAGAAGTTTCTAAGCAATTAGGAGTTTCAACAGAAGATGCGGTTGATTATCTTGCACAAAGAAAGGTATTTGGTGATTTAGAATTACAAAGATTAAAAGATAATACTGAATCATTGTGGTATAAGGGTGGTAATAAAGGATTTGGAGAAAACGAAGAAGCATTTAGATTATGGGCAAATGCCGATTTTGATGGTGCTCATGCTACTTTATATGAAGCAAGAACTGGTAGTAATATAGATACATCTAAACCATTCCAAGTAATCCAATCAAATCCAAAAGAAGGTGGTGCAGATGCTGCAATTTATTCACACTTACAAGATAAATTAGAAGAAGCAAAAAAATCAGGAAATTCAGATGATATTAAACACTATAAAAAAGAAATCAGAGCATTTGATAAATTAGGGTTTAATGATACAATGGTAATTGGCAAAGATAAAAACGATAGAACTACCGTATTACATATTACAAATAAAAAACAAAACGATTTGGCAGATATGTGGGCAAATACTACTCCCGAATATATGTTGAATACAATTAAAAAATCATTTGGTTCAGAAGTATCAGAAGCGGTAATAAAGATAGCAGATGAAGGTATTGCTAAATGTGCAGATGGAAAGCAAGCAACTAATAGAGCATTTGCATCAATGAAGTTGGATAAAAGTTTTGTTAAATTTACAGAAATACCTGAAATGAAACCATATATGGATAAATTAAAGGAAAATAAAGCATTCCAAAAATTTGCAGAATCTAATGGTGTAAATTTACAAAAAGCAACAAACGCAGAAATTTTAGCAACTACACAAAATTATATAAAATCGGAAGAAGCAAACGGTAAAACTGTTGGGTATTCTACATTTGGTAAAGTTTTTACAAAGATTGGAGAATTTGCACAGGTAACAAAAATAAAACAAAAGTATTCGGATATAGATTTTAATTCAGAATCAGTAGCATTGGCAGTTAAAAACAAAAACGATGAAAAAGATTTGGTTGGGGCAGTTCACAATGATATTGTAAAAGGAATTAGTGATGCTGATAAAGTAAATGGATTTCCCGATAAAGATGGAAATAACGGTCCTCATACTGAAGCATATATTACAACTGTAGTTCATTCAATGCACTTTGATTTGATGGTTGAGAACTTTGATAATAGTTTATCAGCGGTAACTGGTATCAGAGGAAGTAGACCTGGTGATTTTAGAGGATGTTTAGCAGAATTAAGTGGGTTTGGTGGAGAAACTGAAACATCAGAAGGAAGAGCATCTTTAAATAAACACCTATTAAAGAAATGTAAAATCAACGCAACTACTGGATTTATTGAAATTACAAGTCCTAACGGAACAGTTTCATTAGCAGAAGACAGTTGGAGAACATCTGGTGAAAGTAAAAAAGTTGAAAAGAAGTTGGGTAAAGGTTTGAGACAATGTGTTGCTTCTAAAGTAGATGGTAGAAAAAATAGCAAATAAAATCATTTTTGGTTTGTAATTTTATATTTATCCATAAAGTTAATAAACCCAAAATAGATGAATACACAGTTATTATGTCTCTTTACTACCAAAGAAGAACTAGATAAATCATTAGAATTCGTTCTAAATCAATATATACTTACAAATCCAAACGTTTTTGTATTAGAAAGCAAAACAAATTTAGGAGAACTTTATATTACATTTAATGTAGAAAAGGGTTCTTTGGCAATTCCTTCAATATGGAAAACGATTTTAGTTCATAGAAAAAAACAATCCAATACAATCTACACTATCAACGCACTTAATGAAGTTGTTAAATCAAAAACAGGTGGTATGCTAGATAATACTTATCAATTAGAGTGGGATGAATATAAAAATTGTATTATCACAACATCTCCAACAGGATACAAAAAAATTCCTACAAAAGTTTTTAAAGCAATCAATATAGATAATTTGGAAAATTAAAATATTTTCCGTATATTTGTATTAATGAAAGCAGAAAAATTCGTCCCATTACAAATTTCGGAGAATAATCCAAACGAAGTATTTGAAAATCATAAAAAAGATATTGCAAAGGCAATAATTCTTGCAATAGATTATGCAATTAGAACTAGAAAAAAGAAGATTGATTTTGCTCAAATAAATGTTAAAGGTGTTCTTATTATTGCGCTTTCAATTAAAAATAATGAATTTGGTGGATTAATAGCAGATAATTTAAAAATATTAGAAGAGGAGGAAGAATACGAAATATGTGCTTTAGCTTTAAAACTTAAAAACAAAATAGATAAACAAAATGAAACAGTTACTAAAAAGGATTGAATTTTGGTGTGATATTCACTTAGTGTATTTCCTATATAATGGAAACAAAACGGAAAAATATTATCAAATGTTAGAAAATAAATGGGGAATTAAAAAATAAGTTATGACAGAAACACAAATGCCTGAAGCAATTGCATATTGCGAAGAAATGTATCCACAAACAACGGATGAATTTAAAAATATTTTAGATGAGATGTATCTTACATTTTGTAAGAAACAAAGAAATTACGGACCAGGTAATATTTCCGTAGGAACTGCTCTACAAACCAAAGAAGATATTAAGTTATCATTAACAGGATTGTGGTTTAGACAAAACGATAAAATAAACAGATTAAAACAATTAGTAGTTATGGGGCAACCAGATGAAGTTGGAGAATCTGTTGAAGATACTTACCAAGACCTTGCCGTATATTCCGTAATTGCTCAATTAGTGAGTAGAGGAAAGTGGGCAAAATAAAGTTTGGAAAAGTGAAAAAAATATTGTATCTTTGTTACAATAAAAGTAAAAAGGTTATATTTAGATATAGGTAATCATGATATAACCTTAAAATTTAAAACAATTTATTAACACTTAAAATTTAAAAAAGCAATGGATATTTCATTAGCATTAAAGAGATTTAGCTCTCTTCAAACAAACACAAAGAAGTCGGATTCAATTTGGAAACCGGCAAACGGAAAATCTCAAATTCGTTTAGTACCTTACAAATTTAATAAGGACAATCCTTTTATTGAATTGTATTTTCACTACAACATTAACAACAAAACTTACTTATCTCCAATTTCATTTGGTAGACCTGACCCAATCGTAGAGTTTGCAGAAAAACTTAAACGTACAGGTGATACAGATGATTGGAAAGCAGGTAAGAAGATGGAGCCAAAATTAAGAACATTTGCACCAGTTATCGTTAGAGGTAAAGAAAATGAAGGTGTAAAATTTTGGGGATTTGGTAAAACTGTATATCAAGATATTTTAGGATATATAGCAGACCCTGATTACGGTGATATTACAGACCCACATTCAGGACGTGATATTGTATTAGAAGTAGTATCTGCCGAAGAATCAAATGCAGCATACCCAACAACTACAATCAGAGTTAAACCTGCGGTATCTAAAATCTTACCAGATGCAGAAGCAGTAACTGAATTATTGAACGCACAAAAAGATATTACCGAATTATATTCTGAATTATCTTACGCAGAATTGAAATCGGTATTAGAAAATTGGTTAAATCCAACTGCGGGAGCAAATGGGGATAGTGATGAGGTTGTTGCTGAATTAGAAGCACCAAAACCAAAATCATCGGTAGTAGTAGAATCAAAACCAGTAGTAGATACACTACCGTGGGATGATGAACTTCCTATTACACCTGCACCAAAAGCAGCAGTAACAACAAAAGATGATGTTACTTCGGCATTTGATGATTTATTTAACAACTAAAAAAAGTTACAATGGCAAAAAGAGAAGATGATTTAGCAAGTTTACTTGCCGATTCTCTAAACAAACAAAATAAGGATGGGAAGATTGCCTATTTCTTAGACGATGATAGTTCGGATGCACCGACAAACGTCAAAGATTGGTTATCTACGGGAAATGCAATGTTAGATGTTGCAATCTCAAACAGACCTTATGGTGGATTGCCAGTTGGTAGAATAACAGAAATAACGGGTTTAGAGCAGAGTGGAAAATCTCTGCTCTCTGCCCATTTATTAGCTGAAGCACAACGTAAAGGTGGTGTTGCAGTTCTGATTGATACCGAAACCGCAGTTAGTAGAGAATTTTTAGAAGCAATTGGAGTGGATATTTCCAAACTCCTTTATGTTTCAGTAGATACCGTTGAAGGTATTTTTGAAGCTTGTGAAACAATTATTGAGCAAGTTCGTAAGGGTGATAAGGATAGATTAGTTACAATCGTAGTAGATTCGGTAGCAGCAGCATCTTCAAAGAAAGAGATGGAAGCTGATTATGATAAAGACGGTTACGCAACTGATAAGGCAATCATCATTTCAAAGGCAATGAGAAAGATTACCAATATGATTGGTAGACAATCTATTGCATTAGTATTCACAAACCAATTAAGACAGAAGATGAACGCAATGTTTGGAGACCCGTGGACAACATCGGGTGGTAAAGCATTGGCATTCCACGCATCTGTTAGATTGAGATTGAAGAATATGGGACAATTAAAAGCAGGAGATAGAATCGTAGGTATTAAGGTTCGTTGTCAGGTTATCAAAAACAGAATGGGACCTCCTTTAAGACACGCAGATTTTGATATTTTCTTTGATAGAGGTATTGATAATTATGGTGGATGGATTTCAGTTATGAAAGAGCAAAAATTGGTAAAACAAGGTGGTGCTTGGTACACATATACTGATATTGCTTCAGGTGAAGAAATTAAATTTCAAGCAAAAGACTTTGTATCTATTTTAGAAGATGAGGAATTGAAAGACCAAATCTATCGTAGAATTTGCGAAGCAACTATTTTACAATACAAAACATCAGCATCAGAGGAAGTTGAAATAACAACGGATGAAGGCAATGAGTCAGATTAACAGAAGGTATTTAGATATACTAAAACAAATAGATAAAGAACATAATGAATTTGGTGATTTACATCGTAACTCCAAAACATTAATTATTGATGGTCTTAATACTTTCATTCGTTCTTGGTCAACTGCTCCAAATCTCAATGATAATGGAGACCACATAGGAGGCATAGTCGGTACTTTAAAAAGTATCGGCTACGCAATCCGTACAATCAATCCTACCCGATGCATTATTGTATTTGATGGTAAAGGTGGTAACAAAAGCAGACAAGATATATACTCTGGTTACAAAGCGGATAGAGCTAATAACAAAATCAAAATGAGATTGAATCGTGCTGCATCTGTTGAAATGAATCCAGAAGAAGAAAGTCAATCTATAAGAAGACAAATGGTCGGATTAGGTGAATTACTATCTTCTTTACCAGTATCCATTATGATTTATGATGGAATTGAAGCTGATGATGTTATTGCTTATATTACTACTCAATTAAAAAAAGAAGATGAGAAGATTGTAATAATGAGTTCCGATAAAGATTTCATTCAATTGGTAAATAAAGATGTGAGTGTTTATTCGCCATCTAAAAAGAAAATCTATAATATACCAGAAGTGGTAGAAGAATTTGGTATTCATCCACACAATTTTATCAATTTCAGAATGATTGATGGTGATAAATCTGATAATTTAAATGGGTTACCTGGATTAGGATTAAAAACAATTATAAAAAACTTTCCAATATTAAGTGAAGAAAAGGTACAAACTACTGAATCTTTGTTAGAATTTATTAACAAACAACCAAAGAAAACAAAAGCATACGATTTATTTGAAAATAATTTGGAAATATTAAAAAGAAATCGTAAATTGATGCAATTATCCGAACCAGAATTTAGTGGTACTATTCGTATAAAGATTATGGATAGATACAATGAAAATACTGTTAAGTTTGATAAGCAAGGTTTCTTAAAATTGGGATTAAAGCATAAAGTATTAGATGCATTTCCTAACATAACCGATTGGTTACAGAGTACATTTTTACACATTTCAAAATTTTAAAACAAATGGCAGAAGAAAGATTAGCAAAACCGTTAGGAGATAGAGTTCTTCTAACAGAATTAGAATCAGAGGTTTCACAGACAGCGGGTGGCATTATTATACCTGATTCAGTTAAAAACGAAGATATTAAAAGAGCAAAAGTAGAATCAGTAGGACCTGGTATTTACACACAAGCTGGAACATTGATTCCAATGAATTTAGAAGTAGGTGATGAAGTAATCATTCCACCATACCATCAAGGATTAGAGATTAAAGTAGGGGGTAACAAATACATTCTATTAAGAGAATCAGAGATTTTAATGGTAGTTAAATAATTTAAACAAAACACGGAATAGATGAAGTGCATTAAAAATAAAGAAGGAGAAATCCGCAGAGTAAAAGAAGAGGAAGCAGATTTAAAAGTATTACAATACGGTTGGGTGTTTGTTCCTAAATCAGAATGGAAAGCATTACGAAAACCAAAGAAAACCGACGTAGTTAACGACCAAGCTACCGATGTAGTTGAGTTATCAATTGAGGAAAAAAGATTGGCAAGAAAGAAAAAAAATAAATAATGGAAGCAGTAGATACATTGGTAAAGTATGGACAATCGTATCAATCTAAAGTAGTTGCTTCTCTTATATCAGATGTAAAGTTTTTAGAACAGGTAAGTGAAATCACCAAAGCCGCATTCTTTGAATCCGAAGCAAATAAATGGATTATAAACGAAGTAATTGATTATTTTGGTGAATATCGTGCAGTACCAACAATGGAGGTTTTTAAAATCAAAGTTGGTACGATTGAGGACAAAGGATTAAAGCAAACAATTGTTGAACAACTTAAAAATGTGTATCAACAATTGGAGGCAAATGATTTACCTTATGTTAAAAACGAATATCTTACATTTGCTAAAAATCAAAAAGTAAAAGATGCTCTTTTAAAATCTGTTGAATTATTAAAATTAGGTCAATACGATAGAATTATTGACACTATGACAGCAGCATCCAAAGTAGGTGTTGAATCCGATTTAGGTTTAGATTATATTGAAGAATTTGAATCAATTATGGAGGACGTAAAAAGAGATTCAGTACCTACTGGATGGGATGTCATTGATGAACTAATGGATGGTGGTTTAGGACCAGGAGAATTGGGAGTAGTTATGGCGCCATCTGGAATCGGTAAGAGTTGGTTTTTATCTAAAATAGCTTGTTCAGCATTACAAAGAGGAATTGATGTATTACATTATACATTGGAATTATCTGAAAGTTATGTAGGTCAAAGATATACAACAATCCTTACTAATATTGGAACATCCGAACATAAGGATAGAAAGGATGAAGTTATTAGAAAAATTAAAGCAGTTCCTGGTAGAGTTCGTATTAAATATTATCCACCACAATTCGCATCAGCTAAAACCCTATCTGCTCACGTTGAGAAGATGATACAAATTGGTTTTAATCCAAAACTTATTATTATTGATTATGCCGATTTATTAAAATCCGGAAATGGTAGTAGAGATGGGTTGTATGCAGAGTTGGGTGGAATCTATGAGGAGTTGCGAGGATTGAGTGGTATTGCTAAAATACCCATATGGACTGCAACACAAACTAATAGAGCAGCAATTGACCATGAGGTTATTCAAGCCGATTCGGTTGGGGATTCTTATAAGAAAGTTCAAACTGCTGATTTTATTATGAGTGTTAGTAGAAAGACTAAAGATAAGTTATCAAACACAGGTCGTATTCACATCGTTAAAAATCGTTTTGGACCAGATGGATTAACATTTCCTGCAAAGATTGATACGTTTACAGGTGTTATGGATGTGTTTGCAGCTTCATCCGCAGATGGTATGGCATCTACTAGAGATAGTAAAAATGGAGAGGGATTGGAAAAGAAATTACTACACAAAAAGTATGTTGATAATATGGGATAATTGTATAAAATTTTCTAAAGAAAACGGAAAATTTATGAAATGATTACATAGTTATAACTACACTTTGAACAACAAATTTTAAAAAATATGAGCAAATTATTTACCGAAAGGATACCATACAAACCATTTGAATATCCTATTTATTACACAGATGGTTGGTTACAACAAGCTCAGGCATTTTGGTTGCATACTGAAATTTCAATGCAAGGAGATGTTAAAGATTGGAACGAAAATCTATCAGCAGAAGAAAAGCATTTAGTTGGAAATATTCTTTTGGGTTTTGCTCAAACAGAATGCGCAGTTTCCGATTATTGGACAGGTATGGTTACTAAATGGTTTCCAAAACATGAAATTAGACAGATGGCTATGTTATTTGGTTCACAAGAAACAATTCATTCAGTTGCATATTCTTATTTAAATGAAACATTAGGATTAGATGACTTTGCAGGATTTTTGCATGATGATTCAATGAAAGCTAGATTTGAAAACTTAACTCAAACTACGGCAGATTGGACACCTGATGATTTACAAAAAAATGTAAAAGCAAGAATTGAAGTAGCAAAAAGCTTAGCAATCTTTTCAGCATTCACAGAGGGAGTAGCTCTTTATTCATCATTTGCAGTTCTTTATAGTTTCCAAATGAGAAACAAATTGAAAGGAATTGGACAACAAATGAAATGGAGTGTTAGGGATGAATCATTACATTCAAAGATGGGATGTCAATTATTCAGACATATGTGTAGTGAATATCCTGAATTGTTAGAAGAAGCAAAATCTGCAATCTATCAAGCAGCACATATTATGCAGGGGTTGGAGTTTAATTATATTGATAAGATTTTTGAAATGGGTGATTTAGAAAATCTTAAAAAAGAAGACCTTAAAAACTTCATTTCACAAAGAATCAATGAGAAGTTAGCAGAATTAGGTTATAATCCTTTTCCAGGTGGAGATGAGTATTTTACTTACGATACAGAATCGGCAAACCAATTAGAGTGGTTTTATCATTTGGTTGGAGGGGTCACCCATACGGATTTTTTTGCTATGAGACCTACTGATTACTCAAAACCAGGCGAAGATGAGGATTGGTCGGATTTATGGTAAAATAGTTTCATCATTTAATGGTTTTTTCATTTAACTTATATTTATATGTATGGAAAGAAAATGGAAAATCTACAAAATTACCAATACTATAAATGGAAAAATATATGTTGGAAAACAATCTACTAATAGAAAAAATTATTATGGTAGTGGTAAATTAATAAAATATGCTATAAAAAAGTATGGAATTGAAAACTTTACCAAAGAAATAATATGTGAAGTAGTTGGTGATATATTAGGTAGTGAAACCGAGATATATTGGATACAAAAACTAGATGGATTGAATGGGTATAATTTAGAAATACATGGGAATGGTGGTGAGATAAGTCAAAGACAAAAAATTATGAATAGTAAAACTGTTAAAAAATTGTGGGAAGACCCCAATTCCGTATTTAATAGTCCAGAATATAGAAAAAAATTATCTGATGCTGGAAAAAATAGAGTTTGGAGTGATGAAACAAAGAAAAAAATCTCAAATGGTAGGATGGGTAGAAATAATCCAGCAGCTATTAAAATAGAAGTTGATGGTATTATCTATGAAACACGAAGGGATTGTGCAAAACATTTTGGAATAACAGAACCTGCGGTAACTAAAAGATGTAAGAGCAAGAACTTTGATAATTGGAAAATAAATAAATGAAAAATTACGGAGAAGAATTAGGGTGGGCAGTTGATGTAGACTTCCCACAATGGGGGAATAATGAGGTATATATAAAAACCATATCCAAAGACTACTTGCAATCAGGTGAAAAACCAAAGGATGCGTATTGGAGAGTTGCAACAACAATTGCAAAAAGATTAGGGAAGCCAGAAATGGCAACAAAATTTTTTGATTATATTTGGAAAGGGTGGTTGTGTTTAGCAACTCCTGTTATTTCAAATACAGGAACTGATAGAGGATTGCCAATTTCGTGCTTCGGTATTGATGTTGGTGATAGTATTTATGAAATTGGTTCAAAGAATTTAGAATTAATGTTGTTGGCAAAACATGGTGGTGGTGTGGGTATTGGTATCAATCAAATCAGACCAGCGGGTACAAAGATTACCGGCAATGGTACATCCGATGGTGTAGTTCCATTTTGTAAAATTTATGATTCAACCATACTTGCAACAAATCAAGGTTCAGTTCGTAGAGGTGCAGCATCTGTAAATATGAATATTGAACACAAGGATTTTGAAGATTGGTTGGAGATTAGAGAACCAAAAGGTGATGTAAATCGTCAATCCCTTAATTTACACCAATGTGCAGTTGTTGGTGATAAGTTTATGAGAAATTTAAACGAAGGTAATCCAGAAGCAAGAAGAAAGTGGGCAAAACTTTTACAAAAAAGAAAAGCAACTGGTGAACCTTATATTTTATTCAAAGGTAATGTAAATAAAGCAAATCCTGAAATGTATAAAAGAAACGGATTGAAAGTTCATATGACAAACATTTGTTCTGAAATCGTTTTACACACAGATGAATCACATTCGTTTGTATGTTGTTTATCATCTTTAAATTTAGCTAAATACAATGAATGGAAAGATACTGATTTAATTTATACATCTACAATCTTTTTAGATGGTGTATTAGAAGAGTTTATCCAAAGAGCTAAAGGATTGACTGGATTTGAAAATTCAGTTCGTTCTGCATCAAAAGGAAGAGCATTAGGATTAGGGGTTTTAGGATGGCATACATATCTACAACAAAAAGGTATTCCGTTTGAAGGATTGCCAGCACAATTTGAAACTCGTAAGATTTTTTCTCAAATTAAAATTGAATCAGAAAGAGCAAGTAGAGATATGGCATCCGAATATGGAGAACCCTTATGGTGTAGAGATACAGGTTTCCGTAATACTCATTTAAGAGCAGTAGCACCTACACAATCAAACTCTAAATTGAGTGGTAATGTTAGTAGTGGTATTGAGCCTTGGAAAGCAAATGTATTTACAGAACAAACTTTAAAAGGGACATTCATTCGTAAAAATTATGAATTAGAAAAAACTTTAAAAAAGATTGGTAAGAACACAAAAGAAGTATGGGATAAAATTTTAGCAGATGAGGGTTCTGTACAAGATTTGGACTTTTTAGATGATTGGTGTTTTTCAGATGGCAAATTAGTTGAATGTAAAGAAATATCAATAGATGAAAGAGCACATAGAGCTAGTTCAGTTAAAGATGTATTTAAAACATTTAAAGAAATTAACCAATTGGATTTAGTTAGACAAGCGGGTGTAAGACAGCAATATATAGACCAATCGGTTTCATTGAACTTGGCATTCCCAAAATCTGCTGAACCAAAATGGATTAACCAAGTAACTATGGAAGCATGGAAGCAAGGAGTTAAAACACTTTATTATTTAAGAAGTGAATCCGTATTAAGAGGGGATATTGCTGCAAGAGCAATGGATGAAAATTGTATAAGTTGTGAGGGTTGATAAATAAACAAATAATTTTATGGGTGAGAACATTTCAAGTAGAAACAAAGAATTGACTGAAAAAATAAAAGAAGAATTAATTGATAAACCAAAAGGACCAATTAAGTTTCAGATACAATTAAACGAAGAACAAAAAGAAGCAAAAGAAAAAATATTAAATAACGCAATTACAATCCTAAGTGGTAAAGCGGGTAGTGGTAAAACACTTTTAGCTTGTCAAGTAGCATTGGATATGTTATTTAAGAAAACAGTTCATAAAATTATCATCACCCGTCCAACGGTATCAAAAGAGGAGATTGGATTTTTACCAGGTGATTTAAGAGAAAAAATGGAACCGTGGATGCAACCCGTATATTCCAATTTTTATCAATTATATAACAAAGAAAAAATTGATAAAATTTTAGAAAACGGACAAGTTGAAATTGTACCTCTTGCATTTATGCGAGGTAGAACATTTTTGGATTCGTTTATTATTGTAGATGAAGCACAAAATTGTACCAATGACCAGATGGAAATGATTACATCTCGTTTAGGTTTACGAAGTAAAATGGTTGTATGTGGTGATTCACAACAAGTAGATTTAAAGTATAAAGGAGAAAGTGGATTTAAGTTTTTAGTAACTGCTGCAAAGAAGATTAAAGATATGGATTCACAAACTTTATTAGTGAATCACAGACATCCAGTAGTAGATGCGTTATTAGATGCATATGATGAATTTAAAGAAAAACAAAATAAAGAAGGAAGATAATTATGATTAATGTAAAGAAGTTCTCCGCAGGTTGGTGTGGACCATGCAAAACTCTAAAACCAATTTTTGAAGAAGTGAAAAGTGGTTATGATAATGGTATTGTTAAATTTGAAGAATACGATGTGGATGAATCATCGGATGTTGCATCCAAATATAATATTCGTTCAGTACCAACGGTTATTATTGAAAAAAATGGTAAAGAAGTGGGTAGATTTGCAGGTGTTCAATCCAAACTTGCTTATGTGAATTCAATCAACGAGCATATATTAAGATAAAATAAATTTGTGATTATCAAAAAAATTGGTTATATTAGACGTATGTTAAGAGGTGAAGCGCATCCAATGCACAAATTGACTGAAGAGCAAATATTGCAAATCAGAGATTTATGGAAAATAGGTCATAGAAATATTAGAGTTATATCAAGAAACTATGGAGTTTCACCTGCTAATATAAAAAAAATAGTTACAAACAAAACATGGACACACATGATAAAGTGGCCTTATGAAAGAACTCAATAAGTTATATTGTGATACATCAAAATTAGTTGTAAGGCAAGTAAACAAAAATATAGCAAAAGATATCATTGTCAATAACCATTATAGTGGCATATGGACGAAGGTATCGTATGCTATTGGTTTATTTCATGTATCAAATGATGAACACAAATTCTTTGGTGGAGTTAATGAAAAACTGATTGGAGTAGCTTGTTATGGTGACCCGGTTGGTAGACATTCTGGTGCATCAATTTCGGAACTATTAGATAGAACCGAAGTATTAGAATTGACACGATTATTTGTATTTGATGGATATGGTAGTAATATTGAAAGTTGGTTTGTTGGTAAATCATTTGAATGGTTGAGAAAAAATGTACCACATATTAAAGCATTGGTATCATATTCAGACCCAAAAGCAGGTCATTTAGGAACTGTATATCAAGCAACAAATTGGATTTATCAAGGAAATAGAATCAGACCAAATGATAGTTGGTCTTTTAAATGGAGTGAGGATGATGAATGGCATCATAGTAGAACATCATTTGTAAGATATGGTACTAATGACCCTAAAGCAATTCAAACAATGGTATCAATGCCATTTTGGATTAAGAAAGAACCGAGAAAACATCGTTATGTTTATATACTTTTAAGTGGTAGAGAACGAAAGAAATTATTAAAATCGTTAAAGTATCCATCACTAACATATCCAAAAGCAAAAGAGGAATTTATTGAAGAAATACATAAATTAGAACCAATTGAAAGTAGAAAATAAGTTATATTGTGATACAAGTAAAGTATCTATTAGAGAAATCAATAGTAATGTAGCCAAAGAGATTATAGTTAAAAAACACTATACTCACGCTTGGACTGCATGTAGATATGCATTGGGGATATTTTACAAAACTGATACTGAAAATGTAATTGGTGATGATGAAATTCTGATTGGATGTATGGTTTATGGATTTCCAGTAGGAGCTAGAGCATCTACATCGGTATGTGAGGGATTGACAAAAGATAACATTTTAGAATTGACACGATTATATTGCGATGATGGTTATGGTTCTAATATTGAATCATACTCATTAGGACAATCATTCAAATGGTTTAAAGAAAATGATAAAGCAATTAAAGTATTAATTTCTTATGCAGATAATGGACAGGAACATTTAGGTGGGATTTATCAAGCAACTAATTGGATTTATCAGGGGTTAAATACTGATATTGCACTGATGCCAAATTATGGTATTTCCTTATCGGATAACCCATTTAAATGGATTCATAGTAGGACTGTATTTACTAAATGGGGTAGTGGTAATTTGGAACATCTTAGAAGAGAAATAGGTAAAGATGGTTATAAAAAATTTTGGAGAAGAGAAGAGCCACCAAAACATAGATACATACAAATCATAGGAGCAGATAAAAAAGATAAAAAAGATTTGATTAAGAGGTTAAAACATGAGGTTAGACCCTATCCTAAGAATGCTAGAGAATACAATAAAGGAGTAGAAATGCACACTACAATTGAACCGGATTCAGAAATATCTGTTAAATTTTGGTAATATCAATAATTTTTCGTATATTTGATAACATTGTTGCAACAATAGTGGTTAATCAACACTTAAAACTGATTAGAAAAGGTCATTATCTTTGTGGTAATAAGCACCCGAACTTGGACCTTAAATTTATTAAATAACTAAAAAAGACTAAAAATGTCAAAAACAAAACAAAACGCTCCCGTCATTGAAGGCGTTACCGAAAAATTTGATGAATTATACCCTGTAAACTTATTAACATATGGGGAAGATAATTATGATTTGTATTACGATAAAGATGATAGTTCGTATTATACAGATTTAAAAGCATCCATATATGAATATGGATTAAAATCTCCAATACTTGTATATTCAACAGATGAAGTTAAATCTGGAAATACAAGATTGAGAGCGTGTATTGAATTAGGATATGAATATATTCCTATTGTTCGTTCAATATTAGATAAGCCAAAGGATAAATTTTCTAACCTTATGGCTTTACAAATGGAAAATCAAACCAGACCTAGTAATCTTCGTAGACAATACAACCAAATATACAAAACCATTTCAGCATATGAACAGGTTAATAATAAAACTTGTTCGGCTAATATTATTGAAAAAGAGATTTGTCCAGCTGCACAAATGAGTTACAATCAATATAAAAATCTTTCTACTTTAGAATCAAACAGACCTGATTTATTTCAACGAGTAATTGATAGTAATGGTTCTAAACTTTCCCCTGGAAAAGCTATTGAGCTAATGAAGCAAGATTTATTAAAATCAAAACAACTTAATATATCCAAAGCTTTAGAAAACGCTGTTACTAGAGAAGATGTAACATATGCAGTTAATGCTGTTTCAAATGCATTAAATACAATGTTTGGTGTTAAAATTAATGGTAGAGATGGTAGTCAAATTAATGCATTTAATAACATACAACAAAATACAATAGGTGGTTTAGTTCATGAAGTATTTACTAATGCTATTGCACATTCTATAAATCATAGAGCTAATAATCCCGATGAGGTTACGGCATTTCCGCCAAAAAAACATAATGATGAGGATATCCAATTCCCAATGCATAATGGTGGAATTGAAGTAAAGACATGTTTAATTAAAGATGGTAACAAAATAAAGTATGTTTGTAAAAATCCAAAAGATGGATATTTCCTTTTTGCTGGATTTACACCTGAATATGATAGATGTTATGTTTCGTATGGTAGAACGAGTGGGGATATTTGGAATAAAGCTGGCGCAGCTTATGCTACCGTCGATATGCATAAATTAGCTAGTTCTAATTTAGATACTTTTTTTGGAGAATTAAAAATAGATAAAGATAGAGTGGTAGTTTATACAGATAAATTAGGTATTATATAATAATAATTATGAATAAATTTTGGGAATCAGAAATAGGTAATTTTGATAAGAAGGTATTGATAGTACCGAATTATACTCATTTTGGTGAAGGTAAAAATATAAATGCAGATTCATTTGTATTGGTTATGAAATCATTTTTAGATAATACCGATTACAATAATTTACAATTTATAATACCATATCCAAATGGTCATATGCCTACGGATTTTATGAAATATAAAAATGTAAAACTTATTAATATGGGGAATGTTTCGACATTCCCCCCGTTAATGAGAATTCAATTCCCCGATTCGGCATTTAAGAAAATATTTTCTGAAGAAGGAATTGATATTATTTGGTCACATTTACCAGAATGGACTAATCAATTATTAATTGTTCGTAGATATAATACAGTAACTCAACCCGTTTTAGGATATTGCCATTGGTGGGAGATTCCTGAAAATGGTGCATACAATCATAATTCGTTTTGGAATAACGTACAAGGTATGTTAAAAATGAAAGTATGTGGTGTAAACTCACAATGGGTAAAGAACTTAATTATAAAAAGAGCATCTGAATTTCTTAATCAACAAACATTGGATAAATTAGAACAAATTATTCAGCCTTGGTATTTAGGATG